AGAAGGCACAGCAGGTGTGAAGAAAGCCCTGGCCATTGTGGCTGCCTTTAACAAAGATTCAACCACAGCAAGTGTAAAATGGGACGGCAAGCCTGCTGTGGTATTTGGCCGCAAGCCTGCCACTGGCGAGTTTGTGCTCACAGATGATTCGGGATTTGGTGCTGTGGGCTATGATGGCTTGTTTACCAGCACCCGGGCCATTGCCAACAATCTCTCACAGCGTGATGCCAATGCTGCCGCCAAGGGCAATCTAGCAAATCGAGTGCAAACATTACTGCCCACTTATCAAACAGTTTGGCCGCTGTTGGAAGCAGCCACTCCTCGAAATTTCAGAGGCTATGTCAAGGGTGACCTGATGTACTGGGGCCAAACTAATCAACCTTTGCCGGCTACAGAACAAGAAATTGAGCCAGGCGTGGTTTATCAGTCTGCTGGACTGCTGGTATTCAGACCTAATACTGTGACTTACAGAATTCCTGTAGACAGCACACTGGGGAAATCAATCGTTAACAGTGAAGTTGGTGTAGCAGTTCACACCATGTTCGAAGATGCTGGGGCAGAAAAACAACCGTTGAAAGGCGTGAAATTCAATGAGGTACCTGGTTTGTTTTTGATACTGCCCATATATGCCAAGCCTGTGGCAAAAGAAAACCCTTATGTGTCCAAGATCAAACAAGTGTTGCAAGCACAAGGACCTGCTATCAATATGTTGTTTAATCCTGCTGAACTACGTGCAATGAAAATAACTGACTTTGCCAAACTGGCAGTGGACTATATCAATCGACGTGTTGACCCCAACGACCGTGCCTACACAGGCAATTTCAGCGACTTGGTCCCGGGATTTGAAGCATGGCTACAGAGCACACAAACTGCGCAAAAATACAGCAATATACAACAGTATCTTGACAGTCCCACTTCCAACAGAAGTGCGCTACAAGCGGCCTTTGTATTGTTTGAATTATTACACGATCTTAAGTTGGATCTACTGGGCAAATTGGATCAACAGGTTCCTGGCAATGAAGGATGGGTGTTTGCTACCCCTGCAGGCTACGGCAAAGCTGTGAATAGATTTGACTTTACCGCTAGAAACAAGGCTAGAAACAATCCGCCAGCCGGCTGATTTTTTGCCGAAAGTATAAATAAAAGCAGGTCCAACAAGACCACTTAACCTAAAGGAAAAAAATCATGGCACAGTTTACAAAAGTAAATGGAACTACACAACCAGTATTTGCACTGGATGTGTCAAACGGAGACATCGTAGGAACAGCAAACGTTGCGGCCCAAGGCCCAGTGATGTTGTCTGGCCCACAATTGCAATTCTTCTCATTGACAGCAAACGCTGCACTTACCAATGCTGGTAACGTCAACGGTTACTTGAACAATGTGTTGCAAGCAATTCAACAGACTGGCACAATTGCTTTTTATCAAGCAGGTGCAACAGCTGGCACAATCAACTTGGCTATCTATCCAAGTGGTGCTTACACCACAGCTACCTTGGTTGCCGCTGCTCAAACAGCCAATGCCACAGGCGGCTTGAACATTGGTATCCCAACTGGCAACGTCAGCTCAACTGCTAGTTTCACTAATTTGGCATAATAACTAGATAGTGAAAATTCAACCCTGGATGTAAAAAATCCAGGGTTTCTTTTTGGCCGTAAATATGCACATAATGAAAGTCATGTGCCGCACCCTTTTTGATTGTACCCATACTGGTGTCACAGGACATTTTCGTCCCCAACAGCTGCCTTACACCACCAAGTCGGGCATGAGACTTGAAACTCCTGAACACTGGAATCAGGCCAGAAATCAACAACGCAACTGGGAAAGTCTATTGCAAATCGTCAGCCTGAGAACACAACCTATGAATGTGGTGTTGCCCAAAAAACAACCGGACGGCTGGCACTTTGAATTTGAAGTAGAAGCTGAAGGAGTACTCAGCAGCAGCATTGACAGTGACAATCTAGCAGGACTTGTGGCTGACTGTGAAGGTGTGCCCATGGTCACCGGACTGGGCGAACACACAATTGACACTGCCACACTGCATGCTCAAGGCACCAATCAGAACATTTGGTTTACTGCCATAAATACGCCATTGGAGCCTGAACATGGTTGATACTACAGATATTGAAAAGAAAAGTCTCGAAGCACACGTTGAACTGTGCGCAGAACGTTACCGCATGCTGGAACTCAAGATAGAAACAGTAGAACGGGAAGTCGGCGAAGTCAAACACATGATGTCAGACGTGCATGGTATAGTGCGTAAAATGGGCGAAAAACGCAACGACCAGCTGATTGCCTGGGGCATAGGCATCATCGGTGCGCTGTTGGGTGTTGTGGGGTGGCTGGCCACTCACTATGTAAAAACACTATGACTCGTGATCAAAAATTAGAACGCTTTGCTGAGCGTGAACTCAAACGTGTGTACACTGAACTGATCATTGACGATGAACATGGTGGATATGTAGCGTTTGGTCGTTATCATGTCAAGCCCAACCCAGCAGGATTTGCTGTGTATTATCACAGTGACGATCTTGTGAGCACATTCAGCAGTAAACGAACTGCCATGTCATGGTGTGTGGCTGATCATTTACAACAACACCGACTGGCACAAAACATCCGTATATTAGACAACAAAAAACAAACGCTGACTGCTGATATCTATTGTCGTAACGGGCAAGCAGATGGCAGCAACCGACCTGAATTCCGTGAAATGGTGCGCACCAAACTTGCACCCAAAATTGAAAATCTTACCCTGCTGAATCAAGAACTTGAAAAATGTTTAAATTCGGCTAAATATCTACAACTAAGAGGATTTGCCAAATGAAATTAACCGAACTGGCCACGCCAAAAAAAAGCCGCCAAGTAGCTAAAGTATTTGAAAGTTACTTCGGCACCAAGATGCCTGTGAACAAGATTACAGTGCGCGAAGCCCAGATCATGCTGAAGCGTGTGCGTGGTGTGATTGCTGAACATCAGCGCAGCTCAAGTCGGCATACCAGTGAACGCAACCCTGCTTACTTGAAACTGGTCATGATGGAACAGGCACTGGCTCACCGTGTGAGCGAAGAAATGGCACCTCCTGCAGGTGCCATGGCAATGACAGACCCAGCTGCTGCTGCCAAGCTCAAGGCAGCCAAAGACAAACTGTCAAAAGGCCAGAAGCCTTCCCCTGAAGAACAAGAATTAATCAATGCCCAAGCTACCTTGACGGCTGAAAGTCGCTTGCGTAGAGCATATCAATTGTTGAAAGAATCAGAAGTCCAGCAGGCACAAGTTGTGTTGGCTGCACAAGACATGGTAGACAAAATGCAATCAATGTTGGAAGACACAACAGAGATGCAATTCAAAGAACTACCTGCCTTGGTTGACTCAATCCGTAATCAAATTGGCATTGAACAAGCCACACAATTCAACAGTGATGTCACTGCGGCATTGCAAGGCCTTGTGCAAAACTTGCAAGGTTCCAAACAACAACTGGAAACAGCCTTGGGTGTTGTGACTGGTCAACCAGCTGCATTAGACACCAGCATGGCTGCCAGCGGCATGCCAGGTGCCGCTCCAGTTGCTGGCGCCGAAATGGGCGCAGATGTGGGCGCCGAAGTGGGCGCAGATGTGGGCGCAGATGTGGGTGCTGACTTGGGGGCCGAAATGGATGCTGAAGAACCCGCACCAGCTGGAGCCGCACTGGGACGAGCACGTAGATAATGAGAATCGACGAAGTCGAAAATTCAAGTTCACTGGACCCAAACAAGCTGATGGGCCTGGTGAATTTTCTTTCAGGCAGAGCCGACAACGAAAACGCACAAAAACAAATCAGCACTGATGCATTCATATCAGCTGCTCAAAGCCTGGGCTTCCCGGTCAATCAAAGAAATGTGATCAGTGTAGTAAGCACACCCCCATTGGACTCAGTACTGGAACCAATTGATCCCAACAACCCTGGTGTGATCATGTACAAAGGTGCCAACACTGGTGCAACTCAAATGCCTGTGAACAAGGCGCAAGACATTGTGGCTGCGTCGGCCAAATCAGCCGCTGGCAAAGACCGCGGCGTATAATCATTCTCATTGACACTTGTCAGTAAATACGCTATAATCAGCGAAGGAAATCACATGGCTTATTCAGAAAAAGTAATTGATCATTATGAAAATCCACGTAATGTGGGCAAGTTTGAAATTGACGACTCTGTTGGCACAGGCATGGTAGGAGCACCGGCCTGCGGTGACGTGATGAAATTGCAGATCAAAGTTGAAAACGGAATTATAACAGATGCCAGATTCAAAACATACGGATGCGGGAGTGCCATTGCCTCATCCTCTCTTGTTACCGAGTGGGTTAAAGGACGAACGCTTGACCAGGCCGCAGCTCTTAAAAATTCAGAGATTGCTGAAGAACTCGCATTGCCACCAGTCAAGATTCATTGTTCTATTCTTGCTGAAGATGCTATAAAAGCCGCCGTGGAAGATTACAGAAAAAAACACAGTGATGACATTCCTTCAACCACTTAATTTTGTTGAACAAAACGACCAATATGTGCCAACAACAAACAAATTAAAAATATTATTCTATCATGCTAATCCTGTAGACTGGCCCAAGGCTTGGTTATACCCACTGGTATTACAATTCAAAATGCAAATTGAATTGTTTTGCCCAGAAATAAAAGATCAATTAGAATGGTTGATCCCTATACAACAAGAAATATCTGACGAAGAATTAATCAAACAAATTGAACAGACTGACGTAGACATACTATGTACCAGTCATTACATTTGGAATCATGATTATTTGTGTGAACAACTGTCAAGAATTAAAAGTAAATTAAAGGATGGTTTTAAAATCATTGCTGGTGGCCCCAGCATTGATGTTAACATTAACAAAGAATTTTTTACACATCATCATTACATTGATTATGCAGTGTATGGACCAGGAGAAGTGGCATTTGCTGATATTGTAACCCATTTAGTAACCAAAAAACCATTGATTGCATTTAATACTTCGAATTGTGCTTGGCAAAATCATAAAACTGGTAAAACTACCATTGCTGATTACAAGGTTGTAAAAATGATCGAAACCAGTCCTTACATTCATAACAAAGATATGTTTACTGTTATGGCAACTCAACTCAAAGAACAAGCTAAATTAGTTAAAAAAGAAGTATGGATGCCTTATACTGTCACAAGAGGTTGTCCATATTCGTGTACATTTTGTGACTGGAATGGTGGACTTGGGACCAAGGTATCAAGACGGAAAAATACTTACCAACAAGAAATTGATTTGTTTGAAGAATTAGACCTTACAAATGTGTACCTGTCGGATGCCAATGTTGGACTGTACAACGAAGATGTTGACATGGTTGAATATTTTGCTGAAAAAAATATCAAAGGAAACAACAAATTTATAATTCAAGGCAATTACAGCAAATTAAACAAAAATAACAATTTAAAAATATTCCATGCCTTGGCAAGAGGTAGACTGATCACAAGAACTTTAAATTTCTCATTGCAGGATACAAATCAACAAGTACTGAAAAACATTGATCGTCCTGACATTGGATGGGACGAACATGTAAAAATAGCCCGTGAATTAAAAACAACACATCCGCATCTGATTATCAAAGCACAGATAATTTATGGATTGCCTGGACAAACGCCA